TTGCCAGCAACAAAGGCCGCGCCTTCACCCTGGGCAATGGCTTCAGCCGCGCTCGTGATGAGCCAATTCTCGACGTCGAAGAAGAGGTCATCCAGGCTTTCTTCAGACGCGCGCGGGCGGGCAGAAGCCATGCCGAAGGTCGGCGCCACTTCGGCCAAGTCCGGCGTATTGGTTTGGTTGCGCGTTGCCGCCTCACCAAGCCATTCGAAAGCGGAGCCGTTCACGTCGAACAGTTCCTTATAGTCAGGGCTGCCAACCGTGCGCACGGTCGCAATCTGACGGATCGGGGAAATGTCCACAGACAGGCGCGCAATCTGGCGCTCAATCACTTCCGGCAGAGCAAAACCACCAGCGGAGCCGGTGGAGGTCACCACCTGAGCGGCGCGGGTTTCAAACCCGTCGTCGTTCAGGCTGCGATTTTGCAGCGCCTTCGCCGTTTCGCGCATCTTCATCTCGGCGCGCGGGTCGCGGGGATTGCGCACCCAACCGAGGAAGGCGTTGCGATAGGCCAGCGCTTCGGCGCTGTCGCTATCATTAGCCACGCCAGCACCACCGGGGCGCGCGGCGCGGGTTTCAGCCTGCTCGATGCGCTTCTTCATTTCCGCCTGGGCATCAAGCACCGCGTCAATGCGCGAAAGCTTTTCGTCCAGCAGCGGGTCAGCGGCGCCACGCTTGGCAATTTCGGCAAGGCGCGCATCATTGGCGGCCTTGTATTCTTCAAAGGCGACGCCGATCTTTTCGATGGCGCCAGCAAGGGCCTCAGACATGAGGGTTTCCTTTCAGGTTCAAGATTGCAGGGAACGCAGCAGCGCATCGGCTGCTCGGTTTGCGCGTTCGGTTGCGATCTCGGCCTCTCGCCGCTCGGCACCCATTCGCATCAAGCGAGACACAAGGGCCGTCGCCTGAGACTTCGACACGTCTGGCGCTACATCACGCAGCCACCGCTCGGCGTCGGAAGGTTTCAAAATCTCATCAATCGCAGCGGCCTTCACGCGCGTCACGCGCGCGGATTTCGCCGCCGGAAAAGTCACCAGTGACACTTCCCAAAGATCCACCGCCCGCACCGTGCGGATATTCGTCTTTGGGTCGTAATCGTCTTCTTTAGTCATGAAGCCGATAGACAGGCCGGAAATGGCGCCAGCCTTCACAAGCGCGAAAGCCTCACGCGCCTGGGCTACATCCATCGCCAAGCGGCCCTTCACGCGAAGGCCGCGCTGGTCCTCTTCCATGCTTTCCCAAACACCAATCGGCATATCTTGCCGGTGCTGCCAAAGCATCGCGGGCATCGTGTTTGCCGCGCGGTGTTCAGCAAGGCTCGCCGCAAAGGCGCCTGGCACAACGACATCGCCGTAAGCGTCTTCTTGCCCAAAGACAGAGCCGAAGCCTTCAATCACGCCCTCTTCGCCAGCCGCGCGCAGCGCAAGCGCGAAGTCGCGCGTTTCCCGCCGCGCGCCCTGTTCGCGGTTTTCAATCATTCGATTGTTCCTTCGCTTAAACTGCCGGGGCTTCCGGCGCGGGCGCGGCGGGGGCGCCATTCATATTTGCGGGCGTCAAAGGTTCATCCAGGCCGGGCAACGGGTCTTTGCCTTCCTCGTCGCGCAATTCGTTCCGAGTATAGATGCCCATTTCCGCCATGGTGCGCGCCCAAACGGCGCGGTCGGCCATGCTGCCCGCCGTCAGATAGCGTGTGTCAAACTCGCACCAGAGCGGCCCGGAGCCATCCAGCAGAAACTCATCCAGGCGTTGCAGCCATAATTGATGCCACGGCGCCAGCGTATGCTTCAGATGGGCCGCAAAGAATGCCTCGCTGCTGGCAAAGGTCGCGCTCTTATCGGAATGCCCCACCATAATCGGAAACACGCCAAAGGCCCGGCAGATTTCTTCAATCTGTAAGCGGCGCGTCTCAACATGCTGAGCGTCAACGCCGGTCATCGCCAACGGCATGTATTTCATGGCGTTGTCGAGGATTGCTGTGCCGCTGCGCTTTTCCGCCGTGAAGCGCTGCCAGGATGCCCGAAGGCGATCCATTGCGGCGCTGTCTAGCTTTGCCTCAGTCGTCAGGATGCCCGCCGGCCGGCCGCCATTCTCATGCAGCTTGGCTTGCGATTGCTCCGCCGCCATGGACAACCCAATGGCTGAAGCCGCCAGCCGCACCGCGTTCAGGCCGCGCCAGTAATCCCACTGCCAATTCGGCAAATGGAAAACATCGTCCGGTCCAAGTTCGCCAATGAAGCCAAACTCATCGTGGATGCGATACCGCACCTGATAGCGCGCCGTTCTCTCGATCTGATAATTACCAGGCCGCACCGGGATCAATTCACGCACGCGATTGCCGGCCATAACCTTTACCGCCAAAGCATCGCCGGTCAGCGCCGCGTGAAGCGTCATCGTGCGGCGAAACTCGAAGCTGGTCTGCCATTCATTTGGCCGACGCGACAGCATCCGAAACTCGGGGATATTGCGCGCAAGCTGGCGCCGCCGGTTGGCGTCTTCCCGGAACACATTGAGCGCAGGCGTGGCGCAGCCGTCCGCAATGGTCTTCACACATGCCAGCACCGTCGCCACCTGAAGCGCTGTCTGCGGCGTCACCGCGAGCCCGGCAACCGTCGCGCCATAGGCGTCATCAATGCGCGCCATAACCTCATCAAAGGGGCGCGGCGCAGATCGCAAGGAAAGCGCACCTCGAAGGCGCGTGATCAAGCTCATTTCACAGGACCACCATCTCCGAGGTTTCAAGATAAGAATGGGCTTCAGCCTGCGCCGTTGCGGCCCCTACTGCCATTGCCAGCGCAATCAAGGCGTCAATGCGGTTCACCGCCCGCCGCTTGGAAAACCATGAATTGCCGAACGGGTCATTTTCCGTGCTGGCGCTCATCATGGCTGAAATCAGCACGGGCGAACGGCGCAACCGTATCCGCTTCTCTAGAATAAGTTGCTCCAGCACCAGTTTGGAGCCGGGCATCCACAAACCTTGCGCGCCCTTCTTTTTGCCGCCCTGGGGATGCTCCACCACAGGCAGCGTCACACCAAGCGCATCAAGTTCCGGCTCGAAGTGCTTTTTGAAACCGTAGCTGTCGTATCCAACCGCCGCGATTTCATAGAGGCCGACCAATTCAGCCAAACGCGCGGCGACAAAATCAAAGCGCACCATCCGGCCAGGCGCGGCATTCAGAAAACCGTCCTTCACCCACAAGTCATAGGGCACGTTGTCGCGCAACGCGCGCTCGGCAAGCGTATCGCCAGGCGTCCAAGCCTCGACCCAAGCATCAAAGGTCGGCAAGCGCGCCGTGCTGCCATCCTCGGCCGGCATATCCACAAAGCCGGTCGGCACAACAAAGGCCAGCGCGGTCAAGTCTTGCGTGGCAGAAAGGTCAAGGCCGCAGAAAACCCGTTCGCCGGTATGCTCAACCTCGGGCTCAAACTCGCTCAGCACCGCTTCAAGCGCTGGGCGAGACATCCAGGCCGTTTCGCTGTCCGTCCAATGGCAGAAATGCAGCCGCAGAATGTTGTTCAGCTTGCCAGGAATAGCCTTGGCCTGCCGCACTACGCCGGCCAGGTAATCTTCCTGCACCGTGACGCCTAGCAGCGGGTTCGCCTTTACCCAACAGGCCGGGTCTTCAAGCGGGTCGTCGCCGGGGTCCAAAGCGCAAACAAAGCTGAAGGACTCATCGTCAATCACTTCCCCGACGAAGGTAAACGCTTCGTCAGGTTCGCGCGTTCCGGCTGCCACCCGCACCGCGTGCTGATGCTCTTGCCAGCATACGCTTTGCCGGTCAGAGCCGGAATTGGTCGCCATAATGAGCAACGGTTGCCGGCGCCATTTAAAGCCGCGTTCCAACATTTCAATCATCGTGCCGTTGCGATGCTCATGCACCTCGTCGCACAAGGCGCAGGACGGTCGCGGGCCAGACTGGCCATCGTCGCTGCTAATCGGGCGAAAGAAGCTGCCCGTCTTTAAGTCCGCCAAATTCCAAACCGGGTTGCCGCCGCTTGGCGTCAGCCGTCCCGATAGCGCGGGCGACTGCTGAAACATTGCTACCGCGTCGCGGAATAGGACCATCGCCTGGTCCTTTTTTGACGCCGCTGCGTAAACCTCGGCCCGGTCCTCGCCGTCGGCCGTCAGGCAATACATACCGACGCCGGCCATGAGCGGGCTCTTCCCGTTGCCCTTGGCAATCTCGATATAGGCCCGCCGATAGCGGCGGCTGCCATCCTTCCGGCGCCAACCGAACAGGCTACCAACGATGAATTTCTGCGATGCGTGAAGCTTGAACGGGCGGCCCTCAAACTGGCCACCGTTTAGCCGTAGCACCACCTCGAAGAACGCAATGGCGCGGTTTGCCGCGTCAACATCCCAAGTCAGGCCGCGCGCCTTGGCGCCTTTTAGGTCCGCCAAGTGCCGCTTGCAGGCGTTCCGCACATGCGGCCCGGCTACTATGCGGCGGGCGGTGACGTCCTTTGCCCAGGCGGTTGCCGGGTCAAGCGAAGAACCGGGCGGCGGGGTCTTCTTTTTCGGCGTCTTCGCCGCCATTCGATTTCACCTTGCTACGCGCCGCCGGGGTCTGGCCAAATTCCACCAGCCAAGCCTTCAAGCGGCGGTCTGCATCCATCAGCGCCGAATAGGCCGGGCGCATCCGCTCCATTTCGCCGCCCGCCTTGGTCTCCACCACCTGGAACCGGCCATTGGCGGCAATGTCTTGGCGCAGGGCCACAATCTCCGCGTAAGTCTCTGCAACCTGTTCCAGCGCCGCCGCGTCGGCCTCAGTCAGCACGCCGGAGCGATCCAGAATGGCAGCAAAGCGCCCCCAGGCGACACGCGCGTCGGGCGAAAGATGCTCAGGCGGGCTCGGAATGACGCGGGCAGGCTTCGGTTCGGCGGCGTTCAAGGGGCGCTTTCCGGGATTGCCAGCGATCAGCTTGAGATGCGTCGGCTTTGGCCTTCTGCCGGCCATGTCCTATTTGCCTTCCATTTCGCGGCGCTGTGCGCGGAGG